TTGTCTCCAACGTGAATGATATTAGTCTTCATCAAAGATGCTCCCAAAGTCTACTGTATCAAAATCATATTCTACCACACATTCTTTAAGATCACGGAAACCTTTGCGATTGCGAGCTTTATTCCAACACTCTTGTGGTGTCTCGTTTGCCATCTTGTGCCCATTCGGATTAATCACGAAACGATAATCTTCAATAGGGAACAAACGCTTGAACTGATTGTAAGATACCATGGCATTGCGATATCCTTGCTTCTTCTTGTTGATAACTACTTCAGTTCCAATGACATTTAACTTCCACAGACCAGCAACAAGTTTAGTAGGAATTTCATAAATGTCAATATCACTAGGATCACTATTCAGATCGTAAATAATCAGAGAATCACAATCATTCATCTTAGTGATAAACTTATCGATATCAAAGTATCGATTTTTTCCAGCAGTTGTAGACGGACCAAGATTAGAACTCTTGACCATATTACGCTGTTCCAGTTTCTTTGCCCAATGTTTTACTGATGATTCTGTAAGAAACACATCATGATTAGTTTGTTCACCACCAATGTGTTTTCCTCTCGTTACAGCTGCAAGATGTCTCTCTGTAATAGCAGAAAGATTAGAACCATTGAAAGTTCCAGCTAATTCTTCTTTATTGACAGGTGATCCACCTTGAGCAATAGACTGCTGAGACAACACATCTGCAAGAGCAGAATAGCAAATATCGAGATTAAGAGATGGAGTCATTAGAATCAACCGAAAGTGGGGCAAGTAAAATAGGAAACTTCGTCGCCTGCTTCTGCAGAACCCCACTCATAAAATTCTTGACAAAGTGCCATGATATCAGCATCACGACCACCTTCTTTATCGAGAAGATCAAAGCGGTTCTCTACATAATCAAGAATAGTTTCAACAACAGTTTCTACGTCATCCGATTCAATCATCGGAACAATGCCGTCGTCACCGTAATCGACGATGCCTTTCATAGGTCTCTTGGTTCAGTGCTCTGCTACTGTAGCACGGGTGTCAACCCCCTGTCAAGCCCCCTGTAAGTCTTTAAATTCGTATACAACACAATTATACAAATAAATTTCCTTTATTGTTCCATCTTCACTTAAAATATATTCAAAATCACAACGAGTATCCTCAGTAGAAACCGAATCGATAAAATCAAGATCCTCAGGATCTAACAATCCATATGCAACCATTTGACTTAATTGTTTCTCTCTTTGCAAAGACTTAGAAACATTTTCTATTTTAGAAGGAAGAGGAGAAAGTTTTTCGTATTTATAAACACCTTCATGATAATTAAGTTTTAGATTAAATTTAATATCTTTAGTAGGAGAAAATCCAATAATACCAACAGGATTTAAATCAGAACCAATAAAAGATTTACAATATTCATTCATTGAATGTAGTAAAATATTATCATCATATCCTACTAAATTATAATCAGAATCGAATATATTAACATAAGAAAAATTACAATCTTTATCATATTCAACGGAAGTTAAATACGTAACACCAATATCAGTGATATCCGTCATTCTGTCAATATATTCTTTACATGATCTCATTTCTTCGCACTGAATACTAGAAACAAAATGATTCCAATTTCTGATATCAGTATAGACTAAATGATAAGGAAAAGAATTTACTATTTCATACTTTAATATCTCATCATCATTATGTTCAATTTTTATTAATTTTGCATAATCATACAAAGGATAAGCTGTGTGAAGAAATCTATATGCACAATAAGATTTCAACACATCAAAACACTTTTCCGATAATTTTGGTAGATACTGAGAGTCATATAAAGAAGTGTAATCATACGGCATAATCGAAACCGTAGATATCCTTTCTTTTGTTCTCAAATTATACTTGTGAAAAGTAGTAAATTCTGCAGAAAACATCTTAATTTGAGTATATTGTTTGACCCTGTTCATTAATTATTGAACAATGAATATAAAATTCTTTTTCGCAACTTGTCTGACTTTTTGGAAAAGTATCTTCGCAAAATTGAATTGCTTCTTCCATGTCTTCTAGTAAAAGAAAAACAAATTCAGAATTATGAAGTGCATTAAACATGTCAACTGGAAGCATAGATCTATAAACATCCATTGAATCATTGATTTTTTGAATGTCAGTGCTGTTGTTCCACCCATAAGATCTTAGGTAAATTGCAGGTTTACCTAAAGATTTTACAGATTCTTCTATAAAATTTTGAAAGTATAATACTTCGTAATCCTGTTTCATTTTACTCCAAAAGTAACTTCCAAGCTATTGTTATTCTTAATCCAGTATATATTCTACTGGTAGCATCTGCGTAATGTGGTATAACACCAGGAAATAGTAGAGCAGTATTTGGTCTAGGAACAGAAAATTGATATTCTTCATTCCCCAGATCAAATACTGTATTACCCCCCCATTCTATATTCCAATCAGCATTCGCATACAAAAGAAATGTTCTACCACTGTAATCATACCAATCTTGATGAAACGATCCTTTTGTTCCAAATGTATGACCATTTGCATACACTGTTAACAGTTTAAACCTCATTTGAGTTTTATCCTGTATCTTATTTAGAAGAAAATTAGTAAAATACTCCTCTTCATCTAGATTCATACCCCAAAATGGGATACTATTTTTGTGCTCAGGATGAGATTCATCAAATGTTCCATGACCAAATCCCCATCTAGGTCTGTTAACATAGTCAAGTATTGTTTCAAATTCTTTCTGATCAAAAAAATTATCATAACACAATATTTCGTTCATACTTCAATCCAACATATAAAAACATCTCGTCTCCCAGATATTACTTCATTTACTCTGTGAAGTAAATTGCCTGGATATATTATGGCTTTGCCTTTTTTTAATTTTATAGACTTTTTATCTTCTATAACTAATTCCCCACCTTCGTAATCATCACTCAAGAAACATGTCATGCTGTAATCAGATCTGACTCCACCACAAGGATTTGCATCATAATGATCTTTGTATTGACCACCAATATCATATTTGACAAAATAAATTTGCGATACTCTTGATATCAAAAAAGGTAGATTTGTATTTAATATAATATCGTGACAATAACTATTCAATTCTAGACATCCTGGGCCATCAAAAACAGTTTCACATACTTTTAAAACACCAGGATTACTAATCTTCCCATCTTCAAATGTCAGATATTTGAAGTAATTATTAATATATTCTAATTGTTCATCATTTAGTAAATCAATTTCGTATATCATTCTATAATATTGTATTGATCATAATTAATTTCTGCAAAATCTTCTAATCTTAGATCTTTAATAAGTTCAAACACCGTTCTCTTGATATCAACAATTTTTTCTCTGTAAACACCACTGCTATTAAGAACATTAATAAGTCTAGAATCAACGAAATCTGTAGATGCTTCGCTATCATGACCAACCCACTGATCGTCTGTTGATAAATATTCAACTTCTGCATTTGGATACATCTCTTTATATCTTTTGGGATCTATCGGCCACTTGTGATCATACAAATATTTCAAGAATTCTAAATTTGTTTCAAATTCTTGAGGTTTTTTCACAGTTTCAGACCTCATAGTAGATCTCCACTTTATCCACATGTCTTTTTCACCAGGATAAGAATCTTCAACATCAGGAAGAACTCTCCAGTCAGAAGCAGATAGCATCATTTGCTTCTCTCTAAATTTTTTCAACCATCTTTGATCGTAAAAAATAAATTCTTGGTCAATTTTTTCAAGAATTCCTTCATACTTAGCAACTTTATATTCTCTTAAAGCACCAACAAAATCTGAAATTTTATTAGATAAAGATTCTATTTGATCTTTAGAAGCTCCAGTAAAATTGTATGTTGACCAATAATTTGTTTTTGTTTCAAAATCATACCTAACTCTTTTTCTCTGACAATAATAAGTTCCATCATTGTATGAGATAAAATATTCTAGTCTATCTTTTTCAGAATGCCAGTATGAGTCAACTTGTTCAGCAAGAAACCTATCACAAATTTCTTCTGGTATGTTTACTCTATTGAGAGGAATTTTTTGACCTGCTTCAATAATAGTTGGTGCTGTAATCAGAATTCTATTTAAGAAATCAGCCTCAACTATAGCTGTTCTAAAAAGTGGTTGATATGGCATGATTTATTTTCCTGATTTAATATACCATCCTGTTAATATGTATTTATCTGTTGTTAGAACTGTATTTCCTTTGTGAACATGAGTCATTCCAGCAGGCCAGATAACAACAGTTCCTTGTTTTGGTTTAATTCTTCTGCGTTGATATAGAAATTCTGTTTCCCCCTCACCATCTGGAATATCATTTAAATATATCATCCAAGTCAATTCTCTCTGAGCATGAGATGCAGCAGAATTTTCATAATGCCACAAATGATATCCACCACCAGGCGAAGTTTTCTGAAATTTTATATCAGTGGAAGTCATGGGAACTTTTCTTAACTGATCATATTCTACAATATAATGTAAAACACAAGAAGTTAAAAACTGATGCACTTTATATGAAAGTTCTTGTTGATGATAATTCAGAAGCATGGAAATATCTTTCCTATTTAAAGCTCCTTGATACTGATCTTCTCCCCTGACAAATTCTTCATAATCAGATTCTAAATCTCCTGGCGCAATACTACTATTCAATGATCTAGTATCTTCAAAATACTGTATAAGTTCTTCACAAAATGATTTTGGAACGAAATCATCCCAGACTGCAATAAAATCATCAAAAGAAGATTTGGTAAATGCATCATTACGCATCAACTCAAGTGGTCTATATGGTTGTATGGTCATATATTAATCAATATGCTTTAATTATATATCTAACTTTGTGGAATGGTGCTAAAATAGGAACTGTTCTATTTGGAGATAAAGCAACTTCAGGAACTGGATTTTTAATTGTAGCATTCATAGTAAATGTTCCTTCATTGACTCCTATTCCAGTTTCAGATGCAGTGAAAGAAATACTCAAAGTATTTGCAGCATCCCCCAAACCATTCTTAGTTCCAGATCCAGAAGAATTTCCATAAGAATAGTCTGTTAACGGATTTGCAATAAGAGATGTTGTAATATAATGAGAGTGTGTTTCTGTAGATCCAGAAGTAGACACGAAATCATCTATTCTAAAAGTAGTAGCATTTGTATCAATTACACCAGCAACTTCACGATTTCCGCTGGTATTAAGAGTAATTAGTCTTGAAGTATCAAGACCAGTAAGATTACTAGGCCAAAGATTCTCATATTGAATTCTAGTATCACCCTCTCTATTTAGCTGAGAAGTTAATTCATCTATAGAAGTTCCTGCTCTTTGCAATTCAGCTGCAAACTCTGGAAATTGAGATGTGAGGAATTGTCTCCAAACACCAGGAGCGTTGGTTGCTTCCGATTCATCTGGAAATTCTCCAGCGTAATCATTTCCTGTATCAATAGGTCCAGCAGTAGTTCCAAATAAAGCTCTAGTTCCCCAAGGAATTAATGGATCTCCCCTATCACCATCAACAACTGCACTAAGA